TTATATATTCTTTTATACTACTAAAATCAAACATATCTGATTCTTCCTTTGGTTCTTGCATTTGAGGAGTAGCTGTCAATCCTGTAGATTTAGCTACAGGTACAGGTGCAGGTGCAGTAGGTGCAGGTCTTTGAAACCTGCTACGCATGACACCTCCGGGGTCTAACTCCTCATCTATTCTACGAGCAGTCTCTTGTTGTTCTGGAGAGGCAGTGAGAGATTTTGCTTGATTTATCAAGTTCATCATCTCCTCTTGACTCATGCCAGAGTAGACTGGTCCTAAGTTACTTGTTTTATCACTCATCACTACCCCTGATACGTTTTCCAATGGACTGCAAAGTTTGCATAGCAGTGTTAGCAGCTTTAAGCTCAGTGTCATCGTCCACCCTTTGCTTTTCTATTTCTAGTCTAGCAGCTGCTTCCAGAGCCTTCAGGTTTTCTTTACGTTCGTCTGCTTCCATTTTACCCACGTTGAGAACCAGATCATTCATGTTCTCCTTGGCTTTTAGGTCCATGTCCATTTGTTTGAGGGCAATATCAGCAGAATCCTTGGCAGCTGCCATCTCTGCTTTTTGTTTATCAAACTCAAGACGTTCTTTCTCCAGTAGAAGCATCTGTTGCTCTGGACTCTGTGCAATTCCCATGGCAGCGTTGGCATTTGCCACTTCTTCTGCTGCCTGTGCCATGACCATCTCTGTGGTTTGTGGGTCATCTGCAACACCAGAGGCTTTGACCATGCCAAGAACCTGCTCTTGGTACTTCATAATCATGTGATCTCTGACATTTGCGTTGATAATAGGCACAATCTGCTTCATCATGGGGTTTGCGCCCGTGGCAGGGTCCTTGAGGAAGGAAGTTTTGAACTGAATGTGTGCTTCGTGGTTCTGCCCCGGGAATGCAGCTATGGGAAGACCCTTGGTGGCAGAGATAATGTCTGCCAGAGGGTCTTGAGGCTGTGGTTTTTGCTCCGGTGGTAGGATTTCGTCTAGATTTGGGAAGTTTGCCGCTGTGAGAACCTCTCTGTAGAGGGCTGGCATGTTAAAAGTACCCGGAGGCGTCTGACTTGCCAGCTGAATTGCCAGTTGTCCCAGTGCCATACGGTGTGCAGAGGAGGGAATGTTGGGGTCAGAGACAGGAATTACATCAATTCTCCCGTCAAAGTCCTGCTTGAACACCTCTTGGTCTCCTCCAACCACCTGATACGGGTAGGAGGGAGGAAGAAAGTCAAAGTTTATCTGCGCCAGTACCTCAAATTCATCCTTCTGTGCCTTGTGAAGCCGCTTGTGAATGGCAGAAAAGAACTTTGAAGAGGCTTCTAGCAGGGCCATGGTGGTTCCCACAGGGCCAGAGTTCTTAGAATCTGCAATTACCTGCTCTGTGGAGTCTGCAAACTTCTGTCCCGCACCTATGACAAACTGCATCATGCCCATCAGGGTCTGTGACGGCTCTTTATAAGGGAGTGTGATGATGGCTTTGTTGAGGTCAATGCCTGTGCTCTCCACTTCCTTGAACTCACCGGGAGAGATAGGTTCATTGTCACCCACCAGTCTGACACCTCTGGCCTTGAAACCACCGGGAAGGTTGGCAAACTGTCCTGCGTCTACCAGAGAACGCATGGCAGTGGTAGCTGTCATGGTCAGATTGCCTAGGAAGTGAATAAGCCCCAGACCATAGAAACCAAATCCCGGTACATACTTGTAGTGAATAAAGTGATTCTTCTTTTCCTTCTTGGGATCACCCTCTTTGTAGTTTCTTCTGATGCAGAGAACCTTCTTGCTCTTCTCGTCTATGGTTACAATATAGGGGTGAGCAATACCGTCAGGGTCATTATAGGGTTCTGGCAGGTCTAGGTAGCAGTGCTGCTCTAGGAGAACATACTGAGGGTCTTCTAGGTCAATACCAGAAGAATCAATGCCCATGAGTTCGTCCATCTTCTGCGTCATCTCAGGTATATCAGGAGCAGAAGGCTTGCCTAGGTCTACGTCTAGGTACATTCCTGATACTACGTCTTTTCTAAAATCATTGATAGAACGAAAGATCAGGTGCGTATAACGGTCAGCTGTTCTGAGGTCCTTGGCATTGTAGGATACATAGAAGTGATCCACGGGTACCAGTTCTGACACTGGTCTTTCCAGTAGCTGATCATAGTAAATTTTCTTAAAGGCAGAACCCATCACCGGGAGGTGAAACAGCAGACGCTCTTGTTCTTCAAAGTACTCAGGCATTTGCTGAGTAAGCTGATAGTTCATAAAGTTCTTGACACGTTGCGCTTGTTTCTCGCGCTCAATGGTAGAAGCTCCTATGATCTGAGACTTTACTGGTCCACCTGCCGGGAAGAGTTCTTGAGAGGCTTTGCTCTGGAATTTGACAACGGACTCTATCAAGAGAGGGTGGACAGCTGTGCAGGCACCGTCAAAGGGTTCTGTGGTTTCTTCTAGCTTGAGACCCAGAAGATCAAACCCACGCTCAAAGATTTGTTCCCACTCTTGCCTTGACTCTTTGTCTGCTTCGTAACTGTCATAGACCATAGAACCTATTTCTTCTAGGTCTCCTTCTTCCAGAAACTCTGCGATGTTTTCAAAGTGGGAACCCATGGGGCCAGAGATAGTTAACTCTTCCATCTCTCCAAACTCCACCTCTACACCACCGTCTTCTGTTGGCATAAAGTTTACAATGTTCTCTGCCATCATCTCTGCTTCTATGGAAGGGGTATCTCCCATGACACTGAAGTTAGACACAGGCATTTCTTCTTGGAGTTCTGGCTCCATTGCCTCTAGCGGGTTACGCTCAACTGCCATTGTTTAATTCCTCTATCTGGCTCTGCCACCTCTTTTCATACGCATCTTGGGCTTACCGCCCATTTTCATACGCATCTTTGGTTTACCACCGTACTTCTTGGCAACAGGCTTTTTACCATTCTTGTTCTTCTTCATCTTCATCTTGGCCATTTTCTAGGTCCTCCTGCTGATAAAGGTTGTTAAAAGTTGTATAAGGGTCCATGTAACTATATGGATTTCTGCAGAGTGAACATACTGACTAGGTACAAAGTCTGGTGCACCTTCTCCGTTTGTCCACATTGCAGGGTTTGTTACTCTTACTCTGTTATTTGGAAGAGCCACAATATTTCCTGTGTATGCTCCTGCATCTGTAAGTTCTAGAACGTGAGACTGCTTGTGCTGTGCAGGGTCATCTGCAATTGCAGTTCCTGTGTAGTCTACAGTGAACAGGTACCTACCTGTGTGAAATACACCTCCTATCTTACAAAGCCATGGACTAGAAGATATACGGTCCATGAAAATTACAGAGTGATCTCTGGAAGAACAGTCCCACGGTTGTGCAAAGTGCGTGGGCATAAGCTCTGGGAACTCGTCTAACGGAGTGTCAGAAACAAGACCAGTGATAGGCATTCTGGCCCACATGGCCCCGCCGTGTAGATTATCTTCACCATCCTCTGCTTCACAACCTGTAAATACAACATTGAAACTAAGACACCTGTCTGGTATTGTGTTGACTGCTATTGCCAGTGCGTGTAAGTATTCTCCTTGGTAGTCTTCGTGATTATGTGTAAATTCTTTTCGTACTAAACACCTGAAAAAAGGTATGTTAGAAGTTAGGTAGGCCACTTTAATTCCAATTCCAATAAGTCTTTTTATTCTTAGGTTGGCTTTCGTCTTCTTCGTAGTCGGGATCATCTGGGTGGGACAAGTGCCAAGATTCTTTTAGATAGTGTATTGCCATTGCCATTGCGTCTACTTGATCATCGTGCCTCCCGTATGGAAATTGTATAGCCTCTGCGAATAAGTCTTCTGACCAATCTCGTCCTCTGGGAAGCCATACGCGCCCAGATTCCAAGAGAGGTGTAATTGCATGTACTCTGGATACTTTATCACGATCCGGGAGGTAATCCAACACAGGAAGTCCTGCTCTTCTCATGTCCTGTATCAGGCTCTGACCAGATGCTTTCTTTTCTATGATGCAGATATCTGGTTTGTAATCATCGTAGAGGTCTTGTGCTGTCCTCCTTAGTTCTGGGTATTCTAGCCTTTCTCTTACATTGCCCAGAAGGATCATGTTAGGTGCTAGGTATTCTCTTCCTGCTAGGTCCGTGGTGAGCCAGTCAAAAATGCCCCATGTCTGTATCACAGAGTAGTCAGCTGTGCTCCGGGTGGAGAAGGCAGTGTCATAGGTCTGTATGACTATTTCACACTCTGGTGGGTCTTCTAGCTCCCAGTTCTGAAACCAGTGAGACTTGATGGTGGACCCCTCGTCAGGTGTAGGGTTCTGCATGTACAGGGCCTGCCAGTACTTGGCCCCGTTGTTGGCTCTGATCTCTGCCTCGTCTAGTCTGAGGAGTTCATCTGGTTTCCACTCCGGGAAGTAGGAGGAACCCTCTGGGAGGTCTAGCAGGTGTGCTGATTCTTCGTCTAGCCACGCTGGTATGGAGACAACATCCCAAGGTATGGTATCCTCTGTCTGGTTGTTGAGGAGCCACCCGCAAAGGTCATCTTCGTGGTATCTGGTGTTGATGATGATAACAGAGCCGTTGGGCATCAGGCGTGTTCTGAGACCTGAAGGGTACCACTCTTTGATGTACCTGCGCCCTGCCTCTGAGAAGGCGTCCTCCTCTGACATGGCGTCATCTATCAGTGCAATGTGTGCTCCGCGCCCTGCTATCTGTGAGCGTACCCCCGCTGCGTAGTAGATACCGTTCTGCTTGGTCTTCCACTTACCAGCGGCTCTTACGTCCTCTCTGAGGGTTGCCCCGGGGAATATCTCTTGGTAGAGGGGCATCTTGAGAATGTCCCTGACAGTTCTACCAAAGTCTGAGGCCAGCTGGTCAGAGTGAGATATGCTCATTATTTCGTGAGAGGGGTAGTTACCAATGTACCAAGAGGGAAAGAGTTGAGAACAGAGCAGGCTCTTGGAGGAGCGGGGAGGGAGGAAAACCATTAGTCTCTGTGGGTCAGGAGAGTCTACTACTCTCTGTAGTTTTCTGGAGAGCACCTCTATGTGTCTGCCCACCTTGAAGTCTGAGACAAGAGAGGGGGCAATAAACTTGACATAGGAAAAGAAGTCTGTCTTGGCAGTCTCCACTGCTCTGAGGTACAGGTTCTCTCTTAGTCTTAGCTGGTGTTCTTCTGGAGCACCTTCCACTTATTCTTCTCCCTTGCCCCCTTTGATGACAGAGAGAGAATACCCAGAGATGTCTGCCAGTCTTTTGATGTCACTGTCTACATCAGGGGTGAAAGCTTCATCTACACCCTGAAAGGTGGTGTTCTGTTTGATCTCTTTCTTGTCAATGAACATGCCTAGGTGCTTGCCCATGTTCTCCAGAGAGCGGTTGGCATTGGTATAGTCCTCTGCCTCTGTGGCTCTCATATAGGTCTGGTACATTTTGTCTAGAACCTTCTGTGCATTCCAAGATACCTTCTCTACAACGTCCTCTCTGAGCATCTCTATGTAGGCTCTGAGCTTGGGGTTGGAGAGGTACTGCTGTGCTCTTCTGGCAGTTCTGGTACGGTCCAGTCTACCGTCCTTGGTATTCACCGGGGCATACCCTGACTCTACCAGTGCATGGATAGGATCATTGGTTTCTATGTAGACCTCTGCAAACTTAGTCTGTTTCTTGGTAAGGTTGTAGGCCTCTGATCTTGCATTGGGTCTGGGTTTGGCACCAGACATAACTTCTTCATCAGTAGTCAATTTTTAGCACCCCTTTAAAGAGAGACAAGAAGAATTAATTTTTATTATAATTTATAAGGAGAGGCCTTGCAATATCTTTGTTTTCATGTTACCCTGTGCAAAGGCACCCAAGGAGAACTCTTATGTGTTATTATGTACTATTAAAAGAATAATAAAAAGAAAGATATTATGTGTTATTAGGAGTAGCACTTGTGTTGTTCTTTTTTAATACCCCCGCCAAATACCCCCGTTTTTTGATTTTTGTAAAATTTGCTCCGCTTATGGGGGTCCCATTATATATATTAAGACTGACGGCACAATGGGGGGTCCCGGGGGGTAGGGCCTTTAGAATAAGCGTCGAGCGACTAGCGAGACTCCTTTCAAGGCCCTTAATACAACCAGTCGAGCGACTAGCGAGACTCCTTTCAAGGCCCTTCGTATAACCAAACGAGCGACGAGCGAGTTACCTTTCAGCCCCGCAGGGCAAAAAAAATCCCGGGCCAGCACAATCGCCAGCCCGGGGAAGTTTAGCAGCAATCCCTAGATGAAAGCGTCCAGACTTCTAATCGGCGTGTTCTCAATCTTCCGCCGGATCACGGTGGCCAGCGTGTCCACGCTCTCCGGTGTGATCTCTATCTTGTTCAATCTCCCAGTGCCCGCATTGTGGTAGTCGTTCCACGCCGCTACCTTGGCTACCTCAAGCCAGCCGTCGCTAGAACCCATGCGCTCCCAAGCTTTGCGCGGGCCACGTGAGCGTCCAATGCGGTGGTTGAACTTGGCCATTGGGCCATGGTCCAATTCCTGCTTGGACAACCCGAAGGCCCGGCCCAGCGCAACGGCTGAGACAAAGACGGACTGCCCGCGATAAGTGGGGAGGTCCATCTCCGCGCCAGCTGAACCAGTCTCCCATATCCCTANGTTGGGATCAATGAACCGCCGCACAGCCCAGACCGTCTCTTTGTAACAGCTGGCCGCGAACTCTGGCGTGCCAGCAATGGTGTGCACTAAGCTGGTCTTGCTGTTGCTGACTGGTGCGGTTCCCAGCGCGGTGTTGATCAAGCCCGCGTCTTGGACCTGATCAAAGGCATTAAACAGTTTGGTCCGGACTACCC